ATTTCCGGCTCTATACTGAATTCTTTTTCCAATTGTTCGGGCTGCAGCGCCAGCGCATGGACCAGATTGCCCATATCCAGAACAGGGGAGCGCGTTTTTTCAATGACTTTCGAGACGTGACGCTTTTCGAAATACATCAGAGATATACGGGCATCTTTAACCTGAGTCGAACTGATGCCGTTCGCCGCGTGGTAAACCTCGTTCGGTACACCTTCATAGCGGCCAGGCTCGAAGTATTCTGGCCATACTGTCGCTGTAAGTTCCTGGTCTGGTTCTTCGGCGGAATATTCAGGCGTGATTGTTGGTTCCTGGTCCTGCAGAACCGCAGCGGCCAGGTCAGGACAGCGCTCAGTTAAAATTTTGCGTGCGTTTACGGCATCTGTTTTTTCAGCATCTGCATCAGCGCTTTCGCCTGCCGGTACCGGATTATCAGCTTCGTTTTTGACCTGCTGAGTCTCTTCCATCTGCACATCGCTGGTGGCCTCTTCGTTGTCTCTCTTTGGGGCAGGAGTGGCCATAAGGCCTTCAATGGAGAACACGCCAGCAGTAACCCTGGCAATTTCAGGCTGCCTCTTTTTGGTCAGGTCTTCGTGCACCCATTTTGGATCGTTGGGGTCGCTGATGCCTTCGACGTATTCACCACGGTCGGCGGCAAGCTGGCGCCCAACTTCTTCATCTGAATCATTTTTCGACGGATGATGCGCAGCTGCGATTGTCTCCGCTGACGGTTTATCGTGTACGCTTTCAGTGAGGCAGGAGTTGATGTACCGGCGCAGGCTGTCCGGGAAATGATGTACGTTATCACCAGCACTGCGGATCATGGCAAATATTGCCGCGCGGGAATAATCAAGGATTCCAGGGACACTACGAAGTGCCACCGACCATTCTTTCCAGGGGCTTTCTTTGGCCGCGATGATTTCTTTCGCACGACGGTGAATAGATGCCGGGAAATCGTAGATATCGAAATCCATTGGCAACGTGGCCAGCGCGATTTCTTGATCCAGGGTATCCAGTGTGTGTACATAATCCGGGTTGCGGTCTGTTTTGTTTCCGCCTCCGGCATTAGTCCCGGCGTCAGTGCGTTGTACTGAGGTAATGCGATTACCGGAAGCCCATTCTTTTACGAGAATGCCGCGATCAACATAAGCTGTCTTAACCCACAACTTTGCAAATTCAATGCGTTTGCCGAGCTCATGCCGTTTGCCTTCCGGGAATACTTTTTTACAGGCGCTGGTGTATTTCCACAGAGAAGGCATATCGAATTTCTTAATTTCAGGTTCGTTCTCTGTTGAAAGAATCAGGTCCTGAATGGCTGAATTATCTGTATCCATTTCCATGGCGGAAAGGCGGCCGCGATGCGGGATGCTGATGTGATAAACGTGGCCTTCTTCTGCCATGTGCTGTGCCAGCAGTTGAATGCGAAAAGGCATTTCTGCGAGGTTGTAGAGGGAGTTTTCATCGCCTGAAACCGCATCGTCGGAAGCAGCAGAATCGTTATCGTCTGAATCATCATTAACGATCTCATCTTCAACAACGGTGGTTGAACCAGCAACAGCCCCAGGGATAACCTGCCAGGTGCGCTGGTCGTCGCCGAGCTGATAGCGCTTGCACCATTCAAAATCCAGAACACCTTCAGCGGGAAGGTCATTAAATACCGGGAAATCGGTCCGAATGGGTTTCAGGTAGTCTTTGCCGCGCCCGGTTTCGATTTCTGCATCTTCCAAATCAACATCTAACTGCAGCTGCGCGCGAGCTTCAGATTTTGCGGAACGCCAGATAATGGCATCGGCTTTACCCGATTTTTGAGTTGCCTTTATCAGATAAAAATATTCCATGTGATAGCCTCAATTTTGGGTGTTAGAATCCCCGGGCCATTGATAGCGCCCATTGGGTGTTCATTGGTTTTGGTAATTTCCGGTGTAACTTTGGTCGGTGGCACCGGACGTACAGCCCGCTTCGGCGGGTTTTACGTTAGGCCTCGTTGGCCATGGCGTCGTATTCGCCACAACGTTTCGAGCAATACGTTCTTTCGCGTGGTACTAACTGCGTGCCGTGAATGATGAGAATGGTCATCTTCACAACTTTTCCTTCCTCCAGTGCCTTGCGGCAATACGCACATCGTTTCTGCATAACGCCTCCTACATTTGTGCGGTGAATCCGGCGGGGTGTTCAGCCAGAACGCCTTTCAACGGCCTGCATTCGCCTTTTACACCTTGCTCAACTGCGGCTTTCTGGCATTCTTTCTCGCTGTCATAAACACCCAGCAAAACATCCTGATTACCGCCAATGAGCATGCCAATGGTGATTACCAGTGCGAACATTGTGCTCATCAGTGGGTACCTGCCGGAACGAGATAGGGCGCAAGCTCCCTTGAGTAAAAGGGCTGACGGATAAAGCGCAGATTTCCCTGCGGTTCATGGAAATAGGTTTTGCGAACATGGTCGTATGAAACAGACCAGGGCGCGCCGGTGCGCGGATTACGCATTGGTATTGCGCGACCGCTGTTTGGAACTGGATTAGCCATAGATAACCCCCGCAATGCATATGATGAATAAAACCCAGAAGGTGAACCCTATAACTGCCGAAATGATCAGGGCTCTGATGCCTTGCTTACTCATTTCAACCTCTGCCTTGTCGCCGGCCAGCGGAACGTTTACCACCTGACAACAATGCGTTTGTTGTCGATGAATGAATGATGCAACATAAAGTTTCGTTTGTAAAGTGTGTGCGAAAGTATTTATTTCGTTATCAAGCAAAAAAAATGGCACCGTTACGGTGCCATTGATAGAACGAGTTTAAAGTTTTACTTTTTTTGATTGTGTATCAGGTCATAAACATCGTTCTTGAGCAGCTCAAGATCTTGCAATACACCTTTGGTATGGAGGATTAGTCGTAGTTTTTCGGCCTCTGGCAACTGGTTAAAGAGCGATAGCATTACCAACTCTTTATCATCCAGTACCCGATTAGGAGATAACATCTGCTCACTGTCACCTTCTGCTTCATCAGAAGGAAGAAAGAACCAATGTTCTGGCTTTCCTGTTGCAGCAGCAAGTCGTTTTAACCTTTCACCACTAGCAACACTTTTCCCCTTAGCCCAATTTTGCACAGCAGTGTGCGAAAGCATAACTCTTTTGGCTAGATCAGATTTATTCCAGCCATTTTCAGTCATGACTTGTTGAATTCTTTTGGCAAATACCGGGTAAGTAATCTCATTCATAAGTGCATTTTACAACCTACGGTTTCACTCAGCACTAAAACAATTTCTTTCGCTTTGTTGAAAGGTAAACTTTCGTCATGTATGCTTCAATCCATCAAACAAAGGAGAGCACATGAACAAAGAGACGCAACAAAAAATCAGTAAGGCGGCATCTCGTGCCTGTATTGGAAAACACTTTGGCATCAGTGGCCAGGCTGTAGGTAAATGGATTTATGAGAATGGCGTACCTCAAAAACGCATTATCCCGTTATGCCGTTTTCTTAACTGGGAAGTAACACCTCATGAAATTGATCCTGAGGCGTATCCAAACCCCACTGACGGCCTGCCGAAACAGGAAGGCTGACTATGCAAACACTTTCCTTTCAACAAAATACCGGATTCAACACCGGCGCCCTGATAAAGCGAAATCAGCTGAGAGAGTCAGATCACGACGCTATTCGCTCTGCTGTTCGCGCCTGGGCTGCAGCTGAGGGCCAGGATGTTGTATCGGCACATATCATCGATGAGTGGCGCCAGCAGGGCGGCGAGGAGATCGCGTTCCCTGATGATATCAGCCGTGCCCGACAGAAGCTTTTTCGCTACCTGGACAACCCGGCCGAGTCTGAGCGCTATCGCGAGAATGTTCGTCAGCTGACACCGGCAATCATGGCCGTTCTTCCGCTGGAGTTCCGACATCGTCTGATGCCACAGGACGATATTTTGTCGCGCCTGTCTTCGGCCATGAAGGAATGCGCTGAAGCAAAGCAAGCGGTGATGCTGAACGCGCCAGAGCACCAGAAACTGAAGGAGGTGAGCGAGGGAATAGCGTCGCTTTTCAGGCTAATGCCTGAGCAGGCAGGAGCGCTGATGACGATGGTGAGCTCAATGCTTGGCGTGATGTAAGCGGGGTATTCATGAATCACATCGAATTTATTGAGAAGAATGTCACCGAGGAACTTCTTCGCCAGGGCTTCACGCAAGCAGTGGCTCAGGGGGGGGGCATGCCAGGCGGTCGATATGTACAAGCGGATGTCACAGGCAAGCCGCAAAGGGGGAATGTTTGACGATGTTATGCGATACGCAAAGTTATGGGCTGAGAAGCAGACCAGTGCGACTGAACGCCGTACAGCTAAACGTGCGGTGCGAAAAGGTAGCAAGCAGGCTGGGTTGTTCTGAAAGACGAAAGCCGCGGTGCAGCAACACCAACGGCTTTCTGATGCAAAAACGAAGAGGTAATTGCGAGGTAAGTATGTCAGGAACAAGTGTTGAGGTAAATATCCAGCCAACTCACAAGTGTTCTTTCTGCGGGGTGAGTAATGTCGAGTTTACAGGCGTTCTAATCGCCGGGCCCGGCGTCTCTATCTGTCAGAAATGCGTCTTTCTGTGCGTAGAAATTGTTTTTAAATACGCCGAAAAGACCGATAAGCCAACGTCATAAGTTCAGGGGTATCTATGCGTGACTATGCAACAGTCGCACCGCAATTCTGGCTAGGAAAAACAGGTCGTGAACTGCGGAAAAAAGGCGCTGAAGCGCAGGTGGTCTCGTTCTATCTGATGACCTCGCCACACGCAAACATGCTCGGTTTGTATTACCTGCCAATTCTCTATATCGCCCATGAAACAGGTTTGGGCTTTGAAGGGGCTTTGAAGGGGCTTAAAAGCGCCATCGAAGCGGGATTTTGTAGCTATGACGAGGACACCGAGATGGTCTGGGTGCATGAAATGGCCGCCTATCAAGTAGGCAAAGCATTAAAGCCTGGTGATAACCGCTGCGCAGGGGTCAGGAGTGAGTATGCATCACTTACTGAAAACCCTTTCCTTTCATCATTTTACGAACGTTATAAAAATGATTTCCATCTGAATATCAAACGTGAAACGCGCCAAGTTTTGGAAGGGGCTTCGAAGGGGCTACGAAGCCAAGATCAGGAACAGGATCAGGAACAAGAAAAAGATAAAGATCTCTTGGGGTATGGCTCTGCCACACCCCCGGATAGTGAATTTTCAGATGAAGTTCCATCTGAAAAGCCGAAAAGCAGTTATTCGGAGGAATTTGAACTGGCCTGGAAGGAATACCCGAAACGAGCCGGAGGCAACAGCAAGGCTGACGCGTTCAAAGCCTGGACTGCCCGAATTAAATCAGGCGCAACAGCGCAGGAGCTCATCGATGGCGTTCGTCGATACGCTGCATACGTGACTGCTGCCGGAAAACTCAATACCGAGTTCGTGAAACAGGCATCCACATTTTTCGGTCCGTCCAAGCACTACGAGGAACCATGGACCGCAACCGCGGCTGCCGGAAAGCGGGATCCGAATATGGTGTCCCAGCCCAGTAAGTTAATTCCCAGCGGGTTCAGGGGGTAGATATGAAAAATATGATTGGTACTGGTAGTGCGCTGGAACGACTGAGAAAGCTTATCCCTCCAGGTGTTGAGCCGAAGTTCGCCAGCGTTGACGAGTGGCGCACATGGCAGGCAGAGGAAGGCCGAAAACGCTGCGAGGAGCTGGAAAAGCAGAACCAGCGTGCACGTTCAGAGAAAATTTTCGGTCGTGCCGGGATACAGGATCTGCACCGCAGCTGCACGTTCGCAAATTACCAGGTTGCAGGAGATGGGCAGCGTCGGGCGCTGACGATGGCAAAAAGCTATGCACAAAACTTCGGTTCCGGATTTGCAAGCTTTGTATTTAGCGGAGCTCCTGGTACCGGGAAAAACCATCTGGCGGCGGCAATCGGCAATCACCTGCTGGCTGGTGGACACTCCGTGTTGGTGGTGACTATTCCTGACCTGATGCTACGTGTTCGTGAGTGCTATGACGACGGGCAGTCAGAAGCATCTCTCCTGGACGACCTTTGCCGGGTTGATTTGCTCATCCTGGACGAAGTGGGGATTCAGCGTGGCAGCAGCGGCGAGAAGGTCATTCTGAACCAGGTTATCGATCGTCGCCTGTCATCCATGCGTCCGGTCGGCATTCTGACCAACCTGAATTATGAATCCCTGACGGATACCCTCGGCGCGCGGATCCTTGACCGTCTGCAGATGGACGGTGGTATGTGGGTGAACTTTGTCTGGGATAGTTATCGCAAAAACGTCCGCCATCTGCGCGTCGTTAAGTGAGGAAAACATGGCTAGAGCATTGTCAGCTGTTGAGCGCCGGGAGTATGTCCGCGCAGTGATTCGTATCACGAAACATCAGGGGCGCCTTACGACCAGCGATGCAATGAAAAAACTGGGGTTAAGCCGCGATACCGTCCTGAAGTATTTCCGCGAGGCGGAAGCCACTGGCGAAGTCGTTCGTCATGGCCGATCCGGTTTATTCCGCGACCAGCGCGCCGTTATCGATTTTGACATGCAACGATTCGGCATGGCGCCAAAGGCAGCGATCGGGATGAATTACAGCCTGCTTGGCAGCCCCGTTTTTCAGCGAGTTCTAGATGTTCAGGAGGCTATTAATGGCTAAGAATTCAATCGATGTATACGGTGCCAGCGGCAAAACAAACGTGCTCAATTTCGAGCCTGAAAACCTGCACCTGGTCACCGATAAAACCCACCCACTTTACGATGAGCGTGTACACCTGCCGATCGAGGAAGGGATGGTGCTGAACATTGCGGAGCTGGGTGTACTGGAGCCGATCATCGTCTGGAAAGACCCTGAAACGGGGCTCACCTGCGTAGTTGTTGGCCGTCAGCGCGTTAAGCATACCCTGGAGGCAAATAAACTCCGTCTGAAAGAAGGCAAAGAGCCACTGCTTGTTCCTGGAGTCGTTAAGCGCGGATCAGCAAATCAGATGGCTAAATACATGGTCAGCGAAAACGAAATTCGCCGACC